GTACCACCGTATTTAAAGCGTCAGTATCAACACCTTCAACTTTAACATTAGTTTCAGGGTTCATAAAGTCAAACTTATTAAGTAAATGCGTCTTAACAATTTTATCTTCAACATTTACATCTATTACTAAAAATTTGTAATAGCAATTGTGTTTACCTTTTTGGTAAGTATGAATAGAGATTTCATCCCCAACTTTTAACATACCATAACATAAACTGAAAAAGTCATCTTTTTCAATGTTTACAGGATTGTATTTTACTTTTGCCTCGTATTTAGTAAAACTTGGACCAACTAATGCTGCGTCAAGTTCTTGTCTTACAATCTTACTTCTAATTTCTGAGTTAAGTGCCATTTTAGATTTCTCCTTATTCTTTAAATTAAAATTAAGCCCCAGTTAAGGGGCTTAACTTATTTACAACTAATCAGCTGCCATCAGACCTGCTGCTTTAAGCTTGCTAAGCAAGTTATTAAAGTCAGTTTTTAATGCTGTAGCGTCTGCTGCTGTAGAAGCTGCTTGATTTGTTGCTTGGCTAAGTGCTGAAGCTGCACCAATTGCCGGAGCAACTTTTACTTCAGGAGCACCGTCTCCATCATAAAGTTGAGTTACTTTATAAAGACCTGCGCCATCTGTTGCTGAAACAAAAATCAATGCTCCTAATTCAGACAACTCTTCAACTACCGGATTGAAAAAGTCTTCAGCTGTAATTTGTGCTAAAGTATTTCCAGTGCCACTATTAGCAGTACCAACAGTGTCGTGATAGAAGAATAAGCCTGTCTTATCATAGTTCTGTTTGAGTATATCAAACCTTTCCATTTTAAAAGCCATAGTTTATTTCTCCTTTATGGTTTAAGTACTAACGTCTTGGTCAACCAGGAGCGAGAATACAGCTCGCTCCATTAGTTTTCCGAATTATGAGTCTGACTCATCGTTTTCGATGACCATGATGCCCATTTCATCAATAACACCTGCGCCAGCATAGAATTTAGCTTTTGCAACGTGTTCATCAGTGTTTTCATCATAGTAAATCTTAGTAGATAAATCAGCTGCGTATGCAAATGCTACACATTCTGAGTTGAACGCTAATGAATATGAAACGTCATCATCGTCAATGTTCAAAGCGTCCCAAGTGTACCATTCAAAACCATACCATCTGAAACCTCTAAGACCTGCCATTCTGAAAGGCATTTCGCTAGGTCCGATATAGTCAACATTTGACAACTGTGGAAGGTCTAATAAATCTTCAAAACCTACAGAAGTCGTGAATACAAAGTTACGACCTGTGCCAGAGTCAAAGATGTGATTTCTACCAAATTGTCTGTGCAATTTTTTAACTTTTGCCAAAGTCCAACCTGTGTTGTTATGTTCAATAACGTTACCAACTTCGGTTGCTTTTGTTTCAATTGCAGTCTTAATCATATTGTCTTGTGCTCTTGTACAAGCCATTACTACAGACTCTGCAATTTTAGGCATTTCATCGTATGCCTGTACCTTTGTATCAAGGTCATCAATTGCTTCTGAAGCATACTTTTTAGAAAGTTTGACCTTGGTCGGTATTCTGTCTAAGTTCAAACGAGGAACTTTTGCGCCACGTTCTTTGTCCTTAGCTTCGCCTTTACCTAAACGGTAGAAGGTTTCTTCTGTTCCGTCAGTTTGTTTGCTTCTGACGCACTGTCTTAATCTGCCGCCTCTGTCCTGATATACCAATTTACATTGGTCGTCAAAGGCAACTTTAAAACTGTTTGGAATAGTTGAGTCAGCCATTGTGGTTCTCCTTTACCTTAATTTAATAATAACGCTTGTGTCCTATTTCACGGTATCCTTTCGGGCGCTACATCAGACTAAAGTGTTCAGAGGCGATGTAAATCGGTATCTCTTACTTACTGCTCTTTATACAACATATCCGCACGTTGCTGAGTGAGCTGCTCATATTTGCGCTTAAGTGCCGGGTCATTCTGCCAATTCGGCGTTCTTAAGATTTTGAATGACTCAGACTCTAAATCTTCTAATGTTGGAGGTGTATAACCTTCTCCATTAAATTGCCTTGAGTCACCTTGCAATCTTTTTGAGAGCTCATAAAAGTCTCTCACAAGTTTTGCATTATTTCCTAAGCCAGTTGCATCTAAATAGTCCAGAGTGTCTTGCGACAAAATTGCTCTCGCTGTATTCATTGCAATCTTAGTCTTAGCTTGATAATCTCCACCCCACATTTGCTTAATTTCTTTGACGTTTGTCTCATGAAGTTCAGCTAAGCGAGTTTGAGTTTCTTTTTGATTTATTTTATAAGCATTTTCAACTGCTGTATTATAAAATTCTCTTAACTTCTGAGCTTGAGTATTGTTCAAACCAATTTCATAAGCTAAATCTCTATAGCCTCTATCTAATTGTTTGTCAATTTCCCATCCTTCAGGAAGCTTATCCTCAAACTTGTATTCATCTGCTGAAGTTGGTCTTCCTAATTTATCATAGAAAGCATTCCAATCATCTTGAGTTGAAGTTTCGTTTGGAATTGATATAGAATTTCCTAAGTGACTTACTAAAGACTCATGGCCTGCCATAAAATCTTTAACATTGTTGTACTTTGTAAAATTCTTATTGTTTGCATATTGTGGATAATCTTTCAAAAAATCAGACATTGATGTTTGTTCTGAAAATTTTAAATTCAGGTCTCCACTACCTGTGTTGCCATCTCCTTGGCCTTGCCCTTGTCCTGCACCAAAGCCGCCTTGTCCTTGTCCTTGGCCTTGATTTTGTCCTTGTCCTTCACCTTCTCCTGGCATAAAAGTTCTCCTTATTCTTCAAAGTTATCTTGTACTTTGCCTAAAAAGTCATTTGCGTCACAGCAAGTATATGCCAACATGTGTTGTACGACTATTCGCATACCATCATTCATAAACTGTTCTCTATCAGTTTTTGCTTCAGGCGTTCCAATAATATGGAACCTATTCATATAGTCTTGTAACAATTCTTGCCCAGCTTTTGTGCCAAAAACTTCTTGGTGAAGCTGTGCTAGTTTTTTGTTATAATGGGCATTATCGCCTTTTTTTAGCCAACTTTTTAGACTCATAAATATATTATATAATAAACTAGCCATTAGCTGCAGCTTCCGCCTCAGCACCGGCGCCCATTTGTTCACCTATCTGTGAGAACAACTGTTCTGTCAATTGTTCACCACCTGGGGTATTACCAACTTTTTGACCAACATCTGCCATAGCACCCATCTGTTGCATTGCCTGAGTTTGTTGCTGTTGTTGAGCTAATTGAGCTTTTGCTTGTTCGTATTCACTTTGTGATACAATATATTTTGTAGGAAGTCCTAATGCTTTTGCTCTATCTACTTCCATTTGTACCATATCAAACCTCATTAAATAATCTTGAGCAGCTTGTGGGTTTAATTGCATAGATTGAGCTATAGACATTTTAACTTGGTCTATAACCTGAACGTCTACTAGTCTCTGCGCCCTAGCTAGAGGAGAGTCATACACAATTTTTAATGACCTTGTAGAATACTTTTGTCTTTCTTTGGCTTCTTGCTTAGGTGTTTGCTTTTTCTCTTTCTTAGATTTTTTACCTAAAGCTTGTTCTCTCATTTGGTCAAAAGCTTCTTTTGGTCTACCACTAAATGTTTCATTATCTGCATTCTCAAGTAATGCTTGAGGCGGTGGTGGTACTTCTCCTTGTCTTATAAGTATACCCAAAATTCTGTTAATCATAGGTTCAAATAATTCAAGCTCTAAACGGCCTTGCCATGGCCCCATAAGTTGCATTTGTATTTCAGACCTTTTTTGAACTTCAGTTGCAGTCATCTCTGCATTAGTTCTTAAATATAATTGGTCATTATAGAAAATTTCTTTAACTTTATTTTGTTGCAATTCAATATCTTTAGCTGTATATTGTAAATCACCTGCTACATTCAATGCTGTAATTCTACGGCCACCTTCATCCTGGTTCAAGTTTTTATAACCTGGAATAAGCTGAATAGGGTTTACATAAGCATTCAACGGAACGTCTAATGGCGGTCTTAATCGCATATTAGAACCATCTAATTGTAGCTTAGCCATTTCGTTAAGAGATTTAACTTCAGGAAGTGCAATCGTTGCAGGACCACGTCCATATAGCTCTCCTGCAAGTACTTCTAAACGAGCTACCGCATACGGCATCTCTGGGTAACCGCTTTCCTCAAGTAAAGTCTCACCTTCACATAAAATATAAAGAGACTCAAATGGCATATTAAGATTGTCAATTTTATCTGGGTCACGCTCCTGGCGAGGTGCGACCACGTGAAGTACCGTTGCTTTCGCATCAGGCTCTTCATCCATTTGCTGTTGTTTATCACGAGGTAACTTTCCCGGAAACTCTTGTTCAATTTGTCTAAGAGTCATCTCAAATTTTCTATATACTGTATCAACTACTCCACGGTAGTCTTCAGCAATATCTACTACATCAATTGGATAAGTTCTAAAAGAAACTCCGTTTATGGGGTCTTCTTGAATGAACAATACAGCATTACACAATGAAGTCAAATCACAATAAGTTTGATATAAAGCTCCTGTACCGCGCTTATTTATAACAGATT